GATCATACGCAACGCTGGTGAATTGTTTTCTTGCAGGATCTTAATCTTTTCTGCCTTAGTCTTAGCGTTGTGTGCCTTTTGTAGGATCTCAGAGATAAGCAATTTCATTTCAAAAATCAGTAATGTGGTCTAGCATTTCGTTCAACTCATGTCTACCAAAGTAAACATACATCTGACCCCTGCTTGGAGTCGGAACAGTCTCAAACGTATTTATGATGTTAGCGTTAACCTCCTCAGGTATGTAGTCGAAGTCAATTAGTTTACGATTGCGTTCGTAGTTCAGAGATGTAACCTCATCACAGAACTGTTCAGGTGCTAACTCAACCCACTTAGCAAGTTTGACTTTGGATAGTGGACGTTGCCTCTTACCAGCAACAAAGGTGTCATCATCAGATAGGTAGTTAGGAATACCATCACCCCGATCACCCTTGATAATATGTTCAAGGAGATACTTCTTAGGGTCTAGACATTCAACAAACTTTTTCTGTACAGGATTGAACTGATCAACAAACTTATACCGTTGCAGTTGTTGAAAGTCTTTATCTCCACTGAGGATGAGTACCTTCTGTGGTGGTTGCATACTGTTCTGCAACCTAATGTTTCTGTGTGCTTGGTCTTTCACAAGTGTCGCGATGACATCATCTGCCTCGGCACCATCAACTTCAATAACTTTGTAGGGAAGAAACTCTCGGATCTCATCACGGATGTGATTAAGAACCTCAAAGATCTCATTCCAATCGAGAGCGGACTTCTCTCTGTCCCTCTTACGAGTACCTTTGTAGTAAGAGAACTCTTTACGACGCCAGTAGTGCTTACTGTCATAGCAAAGAACAAGTTCGCCATATGTTTTAGTGAACTTGTTACGATAGAACCGTAAAGAATTCAAGACCATATGGCGAACTAGACGTTCACTTACTTTGGAATCTGTACTTGTGAGGGACACCATCAGGTTGCTGATGCAAACCTGATTCATATCAACAAGGATCATTAGACCTCAATCGTCTTCATCATACATCATATCATCTTCCTCGTGGAAGCGCAAGTAGTAGAGAGGTTGGTCTGATAACTGTCCATCCTCATCATACATCTCAGGATGCATAACGATCTTAGCATACTCTGCTTGGTCTGACCAAGTGTCAAAGACGTGCTTCAAGTTCCATGATACAAGGAAACCCAATGCAAAACTTCCGACCGTTAGGAAGAAAGCGATGTAAAGAAATGATGCATCTGCCATGGTCGTTCTCCCTAGGTAACATTATTTAGTCTTGTTCTTCTTGATCTTACTCCCCAGTTTACGACCTGGTTTTCGCTCTGCATGGTACCTCCATGCATCATCAAGAATACTGTACAGATAGTCCTTAATCTTACGTGCTTTTGGTTTAGGAAGATGACCGTATGCTTCACGTAGTTGCTTGTCACCTCCCTTGATGTAGTCTTCCAACTCTAACACTGTAAAACTAAGGTTAGCAGCAGTCGTGGACTCGATAAAGACATTAGTCTGTCGCCTAGTCCACTGGTTTGATTGTAGGTAGGGATACATTTTGAATACAAACTTGTTCTCCATCATAGCAAGGTCGATAGACCTCTCTATAATTTCATAAAGTTCATAGTCATTGATGTCGTTCATTAGATTAGGTTGTTTTCACGAAGGTATTTGATCGCTTCGGTACATCCACCGATGGTTCGACCATTGATCAGAACCTGTGGGAAGGTAGCACCTTGTCCGAATTCAGATTTGAATTGAGTGCGGGTGAAGTTCTGGTCAAGTACCTGTTCAGTATACGACCACCCACGCATCTTGTAAACCTCTTTGATCTTGGTGCAGTAAGGACACCCAGGTCTTGTGTAGATTACTGTACCACCAGGAGAATTTGCCATGATAATTATGAATAAAGATTAAAAAAGGGGAGCATTGCTCCCCCTATATAGCATCAAGTTATCTTGAAGATCAGAAGGAATACTTCAAACCCAACTTAGCACCGTATCCACGGTCGATGTCAGCATCGCCTGAACCCACGAAGGAGACTTCACCATATGCACCGAGAGCATCGGTCAAACCGACGCCAACACCTGCCTTACCAGAAGGAACGGTTTCGGTTTCGCCACCATCAGGACTGACCAGAGTAGCGCCACCCTGCACGTAGTAGGAAGCAGACTCGCCAAGAGCACCTTCATAACCCAGGTGAAGGTCAGTTCCAACGCCGTTGTACTCCGAACCCGTCCAACCAGCATTGGCTTCGACGTTAACGTAAGGTCCAGCGAAAGCGGCACCAGCAGAGACAGAAAGGGCAGCGGTTGCTGCGAATACAGATTTGATCATTTTGTTTTAATACCTATTTTACTTGTGGAGTTGAACCCACAGATGATAGCAGACTCGACGTGTCTGCGTTTGTTACAGACTGTTAAGCACAGTCCGCTTTATTTATAATACCACATTGTTGAAAACTGTTTCCCTTGTGCCAGTTTGGTTAGAGGAACAACACAACCGTGTGGATTACCTAGAAAGTATAGCAGGTTCTCCAACCTCTGTCAACCCTCAGTCCTTACCAATAGCATTTCGGATCGTCTGGATCTGCTGCTCAGTGGGCACTTGATTGATCTCGACAGGTTCTGTGGGCATGTCAGGCATCACCTCTTTGAGTTCTTCGAGTGCCAATGGAATATTTTCTAGACTATCGGCGGATTGTTCAAGGCGATCCATCTCACCCATCCATCCGTAGTGATACTTCTTCCACTGTTTAAGCATCTTCTTACGACCCGTAGGATCATCAGGATACTTACGTAGAATCTTTTGTAGTCCTGTGAGTTTCTTAACACCATCGACAATGGATCGATCAGTATTCCTCTCACTAAATCCTTTACTCATTCAACTTCCTCAATTTCAATTTTAAATCTGATACGTTTAACCTTACGGTCACTCTGACACATGAACCATAGATTGGAGTCTCTGTTATGGGACTCCTGATAGATAACTTCCTTAGGAGCATAGGTATTCTCATACCTATCTGATATATCGTTACCAATAGTTGCGCTATTGATTCTATTAGGTAGGTCAACACCTGTATTCTTATCCCTAGGATAGAATGGCGTCGGGTTACCCAAATCATTAGCATCACCATAGGTATCCTTCTGCTTCTGAATTGGAGGCCAAGTCAGATCAAAAGATTGCCCTGCTGCATAGGATGTACCTCTATCTAGCAGATCAAACAACTCAACACCAACTGCCCAGTAGATAGCGTTACCAAATCTAGGTTCTGATGAGTCAGAATCATTTGACTTTGTAGTGTAAGGCCAGAAAGCAATACGAACTTTGGCTTCTGGACGAGAGGTACTACCATCCTGGAATGATTCCTCAGAATCAAATTCACCTAATACATAATCATGCATAAAGGACATCTTACTATACTGCCCATTGCTTGATACTGCAACCCCCCTAGGATAGTTGCTCTGAGTACCAGCATCATTGATACCTTTTGCATAGTAGTCATCAAAGTCTTCGACTGCTTCTAAGAATAGATCATCAGTGATACCAGAGTTAGCAAACCACCCCACGAATCCATGAGTGTTAGACATGTGAGCGTACCTACTCAGGTCACCTCTCACATTCTCTGCTGGTTTACATAGGAACCCTCTACCATGCTCGAACAGATTGTTGTAGAAGATACCACGGTTATCAGAAACGATAGGTGAGTCAACGAATGCTCCTTTACTATCGATGTTACTACTCATGATAACTCCTCTACGATTTCTGCTACCACCCTCATAGAATCCTTCGTTACCACCCGATTCATACCATTCTTCACCTGCATAGTACACATCATTCCAGTCAACGTCCTGACCATTAGAACCATTGGTATTGAGTTGACCGTTGTCCCAGACAGTAACTTTCTTTGACCATGCTTTGTTCTGCTGATCCCAGAGACGAATACTCATCCGTTTGATACGACCATTGTTATCTGTTCTAGGAGTCTCAGAGGTAACGATAGATCGTCTCTCTACCTCACCAGTGATAGGTGAAGTTCCTAGATCCATGTTCCATGGTTTTTCAAATACCTGGTCATCACGATCGAAGATAGCGAATCCTAATGAGGCAAGACCAGACCGTGGTCCTCTTTGTATTGTAGCAATCTGGAACTTAATCGTATCACCCTTTGATACAGAGAATTCTCCCAGAGTAGAACCAACAATTGGCCAGTCACCAACCAGTATAGAGTCTTCAATAATAATAGTATTATTTTTATACAATCTATATTTGAATCTCAGGTCCTCAATCTCTGGTGATCTAATGATACTACCAAATGCTTTCAAAGATAGGTTAGCATTGCGTTGTGCCTTAATCTTTTGAGTTCTTCTAGTGCTATGAGTATACTCACCACTACATTTACCCGTCAAAGATTGTGTGTTAGTGGTACCACTATTGGGTGGTGTCCTAGGACCACACTCAGAACGCATAACCATTCCATCACGGAAGATCTTATTGAACAATGGATCCTGACAGTTCTCTCTAACTGTGATAGGAATCATGATCGGTGGTGGTGCGTCTTCACCAAAGACATAACATGCAATGCCTTCATACAACCACTCACTACCAACCCATGCAACACGATAGGAGACCTTGAAGTCATTGTAATCTTCATCACTATCTGATCCATGAAGATCTTCCCACCACTGCTCATGGTTTCCATGATACTTAACCTTGTTCCTCTTATCAGGATTCATAAGGTGGTTGGTGAAGAACACCCAGTTGTTCTCAACTGATGCATTATTCTTATATGCATTACCATTAGCACTGAATGTAATACTCTGACCATCAGAGATACCATTGGAACCACCATCAGGAATCAAAAAGAATACTATCTCTTTGTTTCTATACGTGTTCAATACATCCACTGGTATCTGATACTGTGTCATAGGAATGTTTCGAGTTGTATTCGACTCGATCACTCGTGCCCAGTAGATCTGATCACCATCTTTATTAGTGATCGCAACACCCCATGAGTTTGAGTATCCTGCACTACCCTTAGAAACTTGATAAGAAATAGTGAAAGGACTCTCATTATCACTAGGAATTTGATAACTTAATCTGCTTGGATGATACCTAGGAGGTGTCTCAGTATTATTTCTCTTAACAATATTGTACTTGTGATCATCTTTGGGATTAAATCCACCACCAATACTACCAATTCTCACACTAGCATTACAATCACTGCCATCACCATCCTTCAAGCATAACTTTTTATTATTATCTTGACGTGACATACCGCCACCCTGTGATTTAGATCGATCATAACTAACTGTATTAGTGCCGCTGGTGACATTCATTAGTAGGGATCCAGACCCTTTCTCACCACTTCTATTCACTGACTGACCAGAAGCAGAGACAGATTCAAAAGCAGTACCAGCAGTTCTTGGATTATCATCCCAAGATACTTCTAACTTTAACTGAGCACTACCACTACCAGTACATACAACGTTACCACTACTATCAAATTCACAACTTAGATCACAACCATTACCATTGTAGTAACGATGTAGTTCTTGAATCTGTTCTTTCTCAGTGAGACTGGCGGACGCTTTATCTTTCTGTCCAAATGCATACCCAAGGAACTCACCCTCTGCCATCCCTGCCGCGTCCATAGTTGCACGTTCACCTGCACCTCTACTCTCAGGAGCACCAGGATTAATAGTGAGGAATGTATCTACTGTACTAGAAGAATAGTATCTCCACAGTGGAACAGCACCACTAACAGGGTTCTTCAATAGATAGAAGACAGGTTCACCATCATTACTGACAGTATATCCTGGTTTATCTGGTGTAGGAGTAAGACCATATCTATGATCACCACCTGACTCAGCACCACCAATCACTTGTAAGGTGACAACACAATCTCTTTGACCTGCGTTAAATGTATAGTCAGTCTCGGTACCAATAGAAGGTAATGATCCTGAGAAACTTTCGACCCACCATTTAGTATCAATATCACCACTACTCACGAGAGGATCTACCTTGAAGGTAACACTAGCACCACCTAAACTGGCAGTATGTGTTTGCGTAGAACCACTACTAAAATATCTAGCACCTGCCTCGCAGAATACTTTCCTACCATTGTAGTTACCAGAAGAGTCAGTCGTTACAACACGAAGATTGTGCTTCGAGAAACCACCACTACCATCGATGTCTCCACTGATTGGTTTCAACATCACATTCTTAGCAGTCTGACTGCCTTTGATATACTCATAGACTGCTACACGTTCACCCTGACAGTTGGCAACACAGATCTCTCTACTGGTGGAGTTTTGACCACGGAAGTAGAAGGTATCACATGATGCAGGAGGTGTCCTGTATGTACCAGTAGCATATGGTTTGAATAAACAATCCAAGAACTCAGTAACACATGGTGTCACTGGTGATGGTTCATCAGGTGTCAACTTACAATAAAGAATCTCACCCTTTCTATCACCAGATATAATCTTCCATTCGTTCTTGACAGTAGGGAAACGATGTCTCTTTACTGTACCATTTCTGAGTCCAAACTGTACCTCAGCACAGTCTTTACCATCAGGAATGCCAGGAATTTCACCTTCTGGGATATCTGGTGGGTTGAAGGGACCATAGTCAAGTGAGCATATGGGTAGATCGGGGAACAGTTCACACAACCACTTCCATGGTGGTGGATCTGGGAAGAGTGGGATGGGACCGCTGGTAGGATCTGGTACCTTACCATCAGGAGGAGGTGGAGTAATTTCAGGATAACATCTCTGAACAATTGCACGAATCGCCTCACCAGCAGGAGTTCCTGGTGGTGGATCATCCTGTCCTCTTCTCGGTCGTGGAAAGTATGGACCTAGATCAGGGATAAGAGGATCTTGATCTGGTCCATAGCAGTTATCAACAATCTCTCTAATGAAATCAGCAGCACCAGGAGGAATTGGTTGTACTTCAATAGCAGACTTAGGTTTAGGTAAGTATGGTCCAGTGTCTGGTTCTAAGGGTAGTAGTTCTGGTCCGTAGCAGTTATCAACGATCGCTCTGACAAGATCTCCTGGTTGTGCAGCAGGGGGACTAGGGACAATGCCTTGCTTCGGCCTTGTAATAGTGACGGCAGGAGAATCTGATGCTTGTGGTACTACTACACGAGGTGGTTCACCAGGTATATAACAGTTACCAACAGTAATTCTAATATCAGCACCAGGTAACACTGGTTCTGGGGGTTCAACAATACCCTGTCTTGCACGAGGGTAGTATATATTACCACCAACACTAGGGAGAGGTGACTCAGGACCATAGCATGATCCGACTGTGATTCTTACCTGCTCCCCAGGTTCTGGTGGAAGGATAGGTGGTACTACACCCGTCCTTGGTTTAATGAATAAGGTCGCAGCACTCGTAGTCCTCTCGGGTAGAGAAGGTGGGAATGTAGTATAACAAGGATTACCAGCGACCATATCTAGTTTACTTTACGATATATTTATTCTCTTCCAACCACTCCCTTGTCATAGGTGTTGGGGGATAAACCTCCCACATACGACCACGTTCACACGCTTCTAGTGCTCGCATAGTCATACCTTCTGTCTTACCTGCCCAGGTTGCTTCCTTCTCCCAGGGCCATGCTGACTCAGGATAGGTACGTTCTACCATTTCCTGCCAGATCATAGGAACATCATCCTCTGGTCTGATGATAGCAATCATACTGTTATCGATCGTGCCTGCCATACAATCTTGTGCAGCGTGCCATCCCTCATGACGCATGACGCTCATCAGTACACCAGGACGTGACATGTATGATCGATTAAGATAGAAGTTATTAGTCACAGTGTGGTAGATACCACGTTGTCCCACTTCAAAATACTTTTGATCAGCAAGGTACACACCCACATCAATCAGGGTGAGGGCATTCAGAATGCGACTGAACTCTTCTGCTACTGGATTCCAATTAGACACAGGATATTCCTGTACCAGGTAATCAATACCCCAGATAGGTGCCACGTCATCAGTACACTCACCCAGGAGCATACAACCTGTGGCATGTGGTGTAAACCAATCCTCTGGTTCGATTGGGTCCGCTAATGCTGGTGCTGCTGTCAGAGATAGACCAGCGATCAAGGCGATCAGTTGTTTTCTCATTAAAAAAGAGGGTCGTTTGACCCTCTTAGTATAGCACAGTCCTCTGGATTTTGCCAGTGAACTATCAGCGGCGACGATATGTATTATTTATCATAAGACCTCACCCATCACCCAGGAATCTGTAATCGTTTGACATACACGATCAACATAATGATCTTTCACGATCATACAGAATCCAATACCCATATTGAATGCGTGGAACATCTCAGCATCATTCAACTCACCTGCCTTCTGGATCCTCTGGAAGATCTCAGGGATCTCCCAACTACGATAGTCTATACGGACTCTACGACCCGCTGGAAGGACTCGTGGTAGGTTATCAGGTAGTCCACCCCCAGTGATATGCACCATGCCTTCTACGAGTCCTGGAACTGATCGTACCTCCTTGGCATAGATCCTAGTAGGTGTGAGTAGATCTAGGTTGTCTCTGAGATAAAGCACCTGGTGAAAGAACATACGATTGATGATGCTAAACCCATTACTATGCACTCCACTACTAGGAATGGCAATGATCTGATCACCTGCTTCGATGTTACTACCATCAACAATCATATCCTCTTCTACAACACCAGTACAGAAACCAGCAAGGTCATCCTGTGGTGCTGATCCTACAATGTATGGATGCTCTGCTGTCTCACCACCGATCAGTGAACACCCAGCGAGTTTGCATCCCTCTGTGATACCTTCAATATAATGTTGAAGTGATTCTTGATTCAGTCTACCTGTGGAAATGTAATCAAGAAAGTATAAAGGTTCAGCACCAGAAGTGATAACATCATTGACACACATGGCAACCAAGTCAGTACCAATGCACCGATTATATCGGTAGTGTCCATCATATGACATCAACTTAGCAAGTTTAACCTTAGTACCTACACCATCAGCACCAGATACCAACACAGGATTCTTATATCCTTTGGGAATCCTAGTCATACCATTGAACCCACCATACCTACCGATCACTTCGGGACGATAGGTAGATTTTACATTAGATTCAATAGAAGTAACGAACTCCTTACCACCTTCAACATCAACACCAGCAGTCTTGTAATCCATCATTGCTTATTTTTATCAGAAAGGTCTGTAAGTGTGTCAAGAAGTTCGTCCATTGTTCCGATACTCTCAATGTCAGAAATCATCTTGGAAATTTGGGTACAAACAATAGGACGTTCTTGTCTGGCAGCAAATGCCAGGGCATTGCGTAGTGATGATTCTGCACCATCAAGTGAGTTTTGAACTGAGTCAGATAGTGCCATTAGTCTCTTCCTAAACGAATGTATAATGTAATAAGTGATTGTGAGATTAGATCACAAGAATATGTGAATCCAATTTGATCTTCTTTGTCCCAGTGTTCTCTTTGACTCCTAAGGAGTGCAGAGAACTCTTTGATCTTAGATCTCATCTCCTCTTTCGATAGTTTATCCAATGATTTCTCCTGTGATAATACCGTCAAGGCGTTTTAGTTTCCATACAATGTACTCCATGGTGGGTACACATTGGGGATTCCATCCAGCAAAAGTGGAGTGTTCTCCACTTGGAATCTGCCAACAGGGAGCATCATCGTTGTCAAGGTCTAGTGACTCACGGTATGCTTCGTCACCGAGTAGAACAACTGCTCTCTCTGCTTCATTCAAACTACCGAAGCAAGCAAATGCATTCTTCTTAATCTCCTCGGGGATTTCTTGTTTCATTGAATAGCAAGGGGTCGTAGTTTGTCTAGGATCTCACGATAAGCAGGAACAATATCCCCCTCATCGTTTCTGAATAGATCCTTATCGAATCGTTCATCACTACCGATCTTCCACAGTCTCATACTATCAGGACTGATCTCATCAGCAAGTAGCAACTCACCATGTGCAGTGTAACCGAACTCAATCTTAAAGTCAACCAGATCAATGCCTAAAATGTAGAACAATGAGCGAAGGATATCATTGACTCGTAGTGTCATATCAATGAAAGGTTCTGGATCATACCCCATTAGTTTCACACGGTCAGGTGTGAGTAGAGGATCATGCTTGTTATCATCCTTCAAGAAGAACTCAACAATAGGATGTGGTAGTGAGTAACCTTCTTGTAGGGTTGTCTCACGGACAATAGATCCAGCAGCACGGTTACGGCAGATAACTTCCAGAGGAACGATGTCTACCTTCCTACACACCATCTTGTTCGCACCAACCATATTGATGTAGTGATTGGGGATAAGTTCTTTGGCAAGTTTCTCAAAGATAATGGATGAGATACTACAACAGAGAGATCCTTTACCTAGTGGATGATCTTCCTTCTCTCCATTGCCTGCTGTCACTCTATCATGATACTCAATGATGACACGATCAGCATCGTCACCTTCATATACAGTCTTGACCTTGCCTTCTACAATTACTCTCATGAATACTTACCTGCCAGAAAGTTCTCTCTAAGTTTAGAAAGATTCAGTGTCATACGATCCAAAGACTGAACACTTAGTTCCTCATACCCTTCGTCCTTCCTCAGAGCATCGAACCTCTGCAAATCATAGGCAATACGTTGGGTGAGATCATAGCGAAGTAGCAGTTTCTTCTCAATCATAGTCGCTCGTTTGATACCTTGTAAGTATACATTAAAAAACCACCCCAGTCAAGGAGTGGTGGTCGGTTTAGGAGGTGGTCTGAATGGACAGTCTGGACATCCAGCACCACAACATCCTCTACGCATCACCGAAGTGTTTAGCAATAACGGAGATACGTTCTTCTTCATGGGCAATGATGTCTAGTTGATCTTGAATAGCACCCAGTACATCTGGATGTTCACCAATACCAACAGGATAGTTTAGATAAATTTCTACGTTTGCTTTTGCTTTGGCAATATTACCCTGTGCATCAGCAATCAGTGCGTTAGTAATAACAGATCGAGAGAACATAATAAATTTAAGATTTGTTTTATTTAGTGAAGCGATTAGGTTTAAGTAATCGCTTCATAGTTAGTTTCCTTGATACGATGGGACCATCATACCACCATCTTGATCATCATCATCGTCAGGATTCTGAGTAACAAAGTAGAGAATGATGAGTGCAACCCATGCTAAAACGTATTCAAAGTGCATTACCACGAGGCAATACTTCTTCTGGGAATACGAACGACTCATGTGGTTGATCAACTGGTGCCAACCATGCACGTAGTCCTTCATTCAATAGGATGTTCTTGGTGTAGAAGGTCTCAAATTCAGGATCTTCTGCTGCTCTGATCTCTTGACTCACGAAATCGTAAGCACGAAGATTGAGAGCAAGACCAATAATGCCAATACTGGATGTCCATAGACCCATAACAGGCACAAACAACATGAAGAAATGAAGCCAACGCTTGTTAGAAAACGCAATGCCGAAGATCTGCGACCAGAAGCGGTTTGCAGTGACCATAGAATAAGTCTCCTCCTCTTGCGTTGAATCAAATGCCTTAAAGGTGTTTGCCTGCTCACCATCTTCATACAATGTGTTCTCTACTGTAACACCATGAATGGCAGAAAGCAATGCACCTCCCAGTATACCAGCAACCCCCATCATATGGAAAGGGTTGAGCGTCCAGTTATGGAAACCCTGTAGGAAGAGTAGAAAGCGGAATATCGCAGACAC